GTTCCAACAAGACCACCCTTTGTGGTGCCGTTTAGAGTGATGATGTCGTTAGCATCTGCGGGGAAAAAGTCTTTTGCAGTTGCGGCAGCGCCTACAGCTACTGTGATGCGACCCCTATACTTATCAGTGCCGTCTGTCACTATTGTCAGACTTGTGGCGGCAAGTGCTATGTAGATGTTGAATTGAGTACCCAACATGTTAGTCTCCCTAGTCCCTACATTTACAATAGAGGGCAAGGTTATAACGCAATCTGCGTCTGATACTAAAACCGTTCTTCCCGCGTGAGCGGCAACGGTTAAAGTGGTGGGTTCCGTAATAGCAACGGAAGAACCCGCGCCACCTGTAATAAAGCCATTATTTGATTTAACTGGGCCTGAAAATGTAGTTAATGCCATGATATGCTACCTTTTACGAAAGGATTTTGCTTTGAAGTCTTCGTAACGTCCGTCTGGTCGGTCTTCAAAGCTATTTTTTCCAGATTGAACCTTGAGTTTACCGTAATTAGTTAAAGATGCAACCCATAAAAAAACCGCCCGAAGGCGGCTTAGTTGAACCTCAGTGAGCTTACGCCCCTGCGCTTCCAAAGATACCAAGGGGATCAGATACACCAAAGGAGTATCGTTCTCTTGCCTTGTACCGAGCATTGCCCGTATCAAAATCCCCATCCATAGATGTTGACATTGCAGTACGAGTAAAATGCTTCAAAGCGTTTGGAACATCAGTCGTCAAGAACCAAGCTCCCGGCTCTGTCAGATAGTGGTTAATACCATATCCTTCAGGAATCGCGCCATTGGTTCTCAGTGCGTTAGTATCATTATCAGCAGTTCCTACGCGCAGGTCTGTTTCCAGAATGCGTGTTGCAATAAATTGCAGAGCTGATGGGATAACCAACTTTTTAGGTCGAGCTGCAATCAAAAGACCGCGCTCATCTGTCCATGCACCGATCTGAATTACCGCAGCTTCCAGAGAGGTTTCGCTCAAGTCTGCTGGGGTTGCCAGCTCGTTTGAGTTTACACCACCACTGACCAGAGGGTGATTGGTGGCACACAAAGCCACTCCGTCACCATAAGTAGCGCCAGTGAATGCTCCGTTCAGGATAGCAGCACCTTTAACTTGCTTGGTGTATGCCATTGCCCGTGCCAATGCTTTGGTATAACGAGATGACAAAGAGCCATACAAGTTATCCTCAACAGCTTCCTCAGTAAGAGAAAAGCCCATTGCGATAGTTTCATGGGCGTAACGAGCCGTCCATGCTTCTTGCCCATTATCGTAGGCAATTGCGGAACCTTCATCCTTTACAGGAGCGGCACCAAAGCCTGAAAGTTTTGTTTCTTCTTCAAAAGAGCGATCCGATGAGTCATTTTCAAAGATCATCTTATGCTCTTGTTCGTACTTCTTATATTCCAACCCAAACAATGCGTTTAGACCGGGAAGAAGTTCTTTTAATAGCTGTGCGCGTGAAATAGCCATTGTTATTTACTCCTTAAATACCCAGACCAGCAAGGTATGCGTGTGAAGAGGGATTGAATTTAACCAACACATCTGTGAAAGCATCACCGACAGTAGACGTAGGGCTGTCTACAAATCCGATAATTTTAAATCCAATGGTAGCAGTTATCGCAATAGCACTTGCATCAACTGCTACGTTTGAGTTTCCGCTTTGTGTACTACCTGTGCTAGTTGACTGCACATTTGCCAAAGGAATGTTAATTCCCAAAGCAGCTTGAGGCAACGTGGCATCGGCTTGTACTTGAAACACAACACTTGGGTCAGTAACAACATAACCCACCGCGTCAGCGGCGACTTGGCTTGCTGGCCAATACTGTTGATTTCGTAGACCACTGACAGTGTCAGTGTATTGACATCCCATAAAGACACCCACCGTACCTGCGGGGAAAGCGTCTGCGTTGTTACCAAGGTCTGTTACGAGTTCAAGAACACCTGCTGCGGTGACATGAACAACTGATCCGTAAAAGATGTTGACAGCATAACCTGATGCTATTTTTATCTGCTGGGTGCTACCCGCGTAAGGTTGACCTCCAATCAGATTTACGGGCCGTAGACCGTATGCTGAGGCTGTAGTCGCCATGATATTACTCCTAGCTTTTTAGTTTCCGTTTCCGAAAGAGACTTTTGACTGCCGCTCATTGAAAAGAGGCATCCTTGAGTCATTCTCTCGCATTAAGTTGTTATCGACTGATTCCATTTGCGATTTTGCCTGATTGTTGTAGTAGGCGGATCGCTCCTCAATCATTTCTACAGGTGCTTTGCATAACATCAAACCACTGATAACAATGTTATCTTTAAATCTTTCTTGCTCAATACTGGCAAGGAAAATCTCAGGGTGTTCTGTTGCCTTGCAAGGCACCCATCCTTCTCTAAGTTTCGAGGAAACATTTCCAGCATCAATGTCGCCCATTGAACTGACTCGCACCCAACGAAAACCAAAACCCTTTTGTGGGGTTGGTTCAGGCAAAACCTCTGGAGCTTTCCAGTGGCTTGTCCGTTTTTCGCTTTCGCGGTTATCCAGTTCTCTGCTTTCGCGTTTTTCAGCCATTATCTTTCCCTCGACATATCATTAGCAACCTGTTTGGCGTAATCTTCTAGCGGAACTCCGAGCTTCTTCGCAATTGAGACTTGTGAGCGTGTCAGTTTTACCTTTTTAGGGGCGGTTGTTCGGGTTGCTGACGCTACTACATTAGTTCTCTTTCTTGTTCTCTGCCCATCGTCGTTATTTGAAGCTTCCTCGAAACTATCGGGAAAGACTTCGCGCATACGAGAATCAATCTTCTCGTAGTATTCATCACTGGTTGGGTTAAGCCCATGATCTTCCACTAACTCGTTATGGAAACCCAAGGCCAAAGCGGTCATTTGCTTATTTGGCCCAAACCATTTGTTCTCATCAGCCCATTCTTTAGCCCTGTCGTCAACTTGTGGGGCTTGCTGCTGCTGCTGTTGCGCGTACTGCTGCTGCTGCTGCTGCTGTTGCTGTTGCGCGTACTGCTGCTGCTGTTGCTGTTGCTGTTGCTGTTGTTGTACCTCATTTTTATTGTTTTGTAAAGCAGGTTGTTTAATTTGAGCTAATTTATCAATTCGTAGGGTCACAGCGCTTATTTTTGCTTGCGCTTCCACTAATTTATCAGCATCTCCCGCTTCATAAGCACTTTTGTAGTCAGCTTTGGCTTTTTCCATGTCGCGTCCCACAGCTATTTTAGCCTGACTAAACATGGTGGCCTGACTTTTACCTACATTTTGACGCAGTTTTTCATTCTCGGTCATTAGGTTGCGGGTGTAGCTTTCTAGCTCACCTCGCTCTCGTAAGACCTTTTCTTTTTCTCGCCGCTCGTCATGGTAGCCCTTACTAATGTGCTTAATTCTATTAGCTACTTTTTCAGAATACTGATCTAATTCACTATCGGTAACATCGCTAGGTGGCTTAGACTTAGTGCGGTTTCGATCCACCTCGGGAGTGTCATCAACAATTTCCACATCAATGGGTATTTCTGCATCCAATTCAACAGCGCTGGACGACTCAATTTCTAAATCATCGCCCTTTTCCTCAGTGGGAAAGTTAAATTCTACTTTTTCAAATGCCATGATCTTCTCCTTAGACGTTAGTAATGGCGTTAGGATCAACAACAATAGCTTCAATACTATCGTCATTCATCAATCTAAACTCTTGACCGTCAACCTTAAAACGAGTCCCGCTATTCATGCGAAACATGACATAATCCCCTTCTTGGCACCACGGGCCTGTAGGGAACCTATCTTTGTCGCTGTAAGCCAAATCTCCCATATCCAGCACGATACCTACCATCGACAGAATCGACTCATGGTGCATAGTCTTGGTTGACTTAATAAGGTCAGAATCCCCGTAGGTGCTCTCTACCTTTGGCATAGCCACAAGAACGTGGTAACCAACAGGTTTGGGAATTTGAGATTCTAACTCAGCTTCCGTTTTTTCGGGGGTTAGGTTTAAGGGTTTAATGTTTCCTAAAGAACCATCACTCATCGTTTTCTTCCTGTAATCGCAAAAGGTCTTGTTGGATACTGAGTGCAGTCCGTAGACCTTGAATCTGGCCGCACACATGCCTATATTCGTCATAGCTTTTACAGCCACAACGACTTAGGGTTTGCTCTAACGCTTCAATTGAATCGTTAAGTTTAATTGCCACTGCCTCTGTTACACTTACCATTGGCTTATTTCCTCGACTTCGCTCCGCTACACTTCCATCTTTTTCGTGATAAGTTGTTAGGTGTATTGGGATTACTTTGTTTTTCTTTTGATAAACCTTTCTTAATGCCTAAACTTCGGGCGCAGTAACTGTCTCCTTTGGAAGTCCCTGCTTTTACACGGGAACCGCCTCCTTTTGCTTTCCCTGCTTGCCCATAGCTAACCTTTTTTCCACTGGAGGTTATTTTAACTTTTGCTTTACCTTTAGCTGGTTTACTTGTTGGCATTTTTATTCCTATCCAGTAATACTCGCAAAGCGTCTATATCTACACGCCTGTCCAATTCCTTCCTTTCATTACTTAGCTGCTCGTTAGAGCGTTGTGCTTCCATTTGACTATTTCTGCGCTGTTCAGCGATTTCCTCTAATCTTAATTCAGAATCTACAACATCTTTTCCTTGTTTGCGTTGTTGCTCACGTTTACCTAACTGTGCATCAGCTTGATTTTTCTGTGCTTTAAGTTGTTGATCGTTCATGCTCAACTGCATTTCAGCCTGATTTTTCTGTGCTTTAAGTTGTTGATCGTTCATGCTCAACTGCATTTCAGCCTGATCTTTAGCAGATTTGCGTTCAACTTCCATGCGCTTAGTTTTCTCAGCTTCTTGTGCTATTTTCAAGTTGGGGTCTTGTGCCGCTTGCTGCGCTTGTTGTTGCTGTTGTTTCTGTGCGGCTTCCTTCTTATGCTGCTCTGCTACTTGCGTTCCAGCATCGGCAACTACGCGAGACAAAAGGTTTTCTATTTCTGTAGGTAACTTCTCCCCCGGTGCAGGTAAATCAACACCCAGTTTAGCAGCGATGTCACTGCGGTAAGAGAAACCAAGATGCTCTGCAATGTGTGCCTGTAACGCAGCCATAATCTTTTGTGCTTGCGGGTTCTGACCTATAGTTGCGGCAATGTTAGGGTCTTGCATAAACGCCTGATGAGCGGCAATGTGAGCCTTGTGGTCTTGTTGAATAAACGCTTTAATCGGGTCACCTATAAGAACACCCATGTTTTCAGTCACAGGGTCTTGTGGTTCAGCGTCCTCGGATAAAGGTATGAGCTTGTCAGCGTTCTTAACACCTATTACTTCTATCATCTGTCGGTGTAACTGAGGTAGGTCATAAATCTCAGGGGCTTTCTCTGACATTTGTAAAACTGTTTGGTACTGCACAACCCGCTGCGCCATTGTTGAGCTGTTGGGGTCAGACACAGGAATCACTTCAACCATCAAGTAATCGTCCTGTACCGCGTTTATCTCACCTGTAGCTGGGTCGTAGTCGTAATGCTGCGGAGCGTTTTCAGCAATCAGTGCTTTAATCAGTTTAAACTCGCCCTTCATCGCGTAGTGAACGCGCGACTGAACAGCGGCCATAGGCTTTAACGTGCGCTCTAACAAAGCTAGAGTCGTACCCACGGGGGCATTTGCGCTCATGTCTGACACATTCATGTCACTTATAGCACCTAACCTGCGACCTTCTTGCGTTATCGTGTCTAACAAACCTGCCAGTGTTGCGCTAGGTTCTTTATAAGGAAGCGGCATGATGTTGTCTCGCAAACTTCCCGATCCAACGTCAACATCCCTCCACTCGCCGGGGGCAATGGGTGTGTCTTCCCCTTTGTTTCTTAAATCTCGCGTCTTTAAACCGCCGGGGAGGTTGGATAGCGTACCCGCGTCAACCAACTGACGAATAATACTTGTCCCAGCCTGTGCATACCCACCAACAACGTGGATTAGACCCAAACCGTAGAAACCAAAGCCGGGGATGTAGCAATAATGTACAAAATGTTGACGTTTGTTGTACAGAGGGTCTTCTTCATTCCAGTTTCGGCGTATTGCCAGCACTTCATTAGTACCTTTATCAATAGTAACCACATAAGGTACAGCTAATCCGTCACGGTCATCAAATCCCTCAATAACCATCTCAACGTGAATTTCATAAAAGGCGTAGCGATCATCTTCATTTACAGTGAAACCTGCGTCCTCTGCTTTCTTTTCTTCAAGATCACTATGAAATACTTCAGGCTCACCCAAATCAACGTCACGATAAAATCCGCTGTCTTGCAACATAGCCAACTCGTTCTTGGTCTTACGCATTACGTGGGTCACACGCTCGGCATCTTCTATGTTAGACGCGCCGTAAGGAACAATAACTTCTTCAGCAGGAATGTAAACTGCCGTTTGGCGCATCTTCTGGGGATCATTGTAGACTTTCTTAAAAGCTGACCCCGACAAGCCCAACGCCCACAGCATTCGTTCATGCTCTGGTCGGTACTCGTACATAACTTCGGTCAACTGATAGTTCATATCAGTCTTAACACGTTCTGCTGCGTCAACCTTCTGTTTAGTTTCTTTTCCAATAATTTTTGTTTTAACTGGCCCACTAGCAGGGAAGGTCTCACTCATGGTCTCGGCTTGGAACCGGATAACCGCTTCGGCCAACAGGGTTGAGTTAACGCCACACGCGCCTTCCCACGGCTCAGAGCGTTCTTCGTATTTAAGTCCTAATATTTTAAGACCTTCTATATAGGTATCAACCCAGTCTTGGCGGCTAGTAATGTCAGCTTCTACTAAGGAAGATAAATCATCGGCAAGTTCTGAAAGCTCATCCTCTTCCATGTGTTCAGCGAGATTGGCATGAAATTCTATAGGTTCCTCGAAAAGATCATTTTCTTCACCTTCAGCCACTAGAATAATCTCAATGCCACCCTCTAGCAGAGGATCGCTACCGTTAGCTGATTCAATCTCAAAAGCAACCTCCCCTTCGCTGAGTTCCCCTTCGCTAAGTTCGCCGTCTAATAAGTCATCAATGTCATCAGCCATTAGTAATACGCTCGTTTTTTAGGTTTAAAGTATCGCTGTTCTTCTTCCATGTCGGAAGGTAGCCGTATAAAGCCACCGGAGCGGAACCGCATTAGAGCCATGACCGTGCAATCGACCAAATCATCGTTAGACCCAAAAGGGAAACTTGCCACTTCATCCACTAACTCCTCGGCCCATCTGGTTCTAGGAACCCAACAAGTACCCGATGCTACTATATCTGTGACAGAATTCAACCTTGCTGTTTTATCGCCCGAGCCACGGTGAGGTGTGTATTCACTCACAGGGATGCCCATTCTTCGCAATTCTTGGTACAACGCAGCTCCTGCGCTCTTTTTCTCCACAATAAACGAGTCGGGTTCCCACCGATCATACTGCTCTAACGCCTTTCTTTTTAACTCAGGGAACTCATACCGCTCTTTGATTACATTTAACAGGATAATGTAATGCCTGTCATCTGGCTCATGCCAGAACACACCCCATGTGGTAATACCAGTAAAGTCAGCCTTGTTATGGGTCTCGGCTGCGGCATCCAGCGTCATTATAATATATTCAACATCAGGCGGCTCGTCCTCTGCCCAGTCCCGCCACCACTCTCGTTTAACTAGCGCACCTTCTTCTGCGGTGGGGTTTTGTTGAAACTGAGCGTTCCACTGGAATAGCGGCATAGAGGCTTTAGTACGCCCCAGTGCTTCCATGTCAAAGAACTCAGGCCACAGTGCTTTAAAATACACAGAGCCATCGTCGTTAGCCGCCTCCATCATGGCAGGAAACTCAACCACTTTGTACTGGTCAGACAACTCATTCT